AATGTTCGCACATGGACAGGCCACCAATTCCACGACTTCTCGCTAAAGTGGAACGCAGACGGCTTGCTCGAATACGATGCAAAGTCCACCGGATGGCAATCAGCCACCACCACAACCCCAACCCCTAGCTTCTCGACCGTTCTGCCTACCGCAGTCTGGTACGGAACTGTGAGCGTTGGCGGCACAACCATCTCCAATAACACAGACGGCAACATTGACATGAAGCGTCCCGTGACTCCTATCTACGGAATCTCCAATGTGCAGACCCCATACTCTGTATTCGTTGGCGCTCTGGAAGTGACCGGCAAGGCCACTTTCATCATGGAAAACGACACACAGCTCACCAACTATTTGACCAACACCCAGCCAGCTCTCGTCTTTAACTGGACAAACGGCTCAGGAGCGTCTCAGACATCCATCCAAGCGACCATGACAAAGGGTGCATACACACTCGCCGTCATCGAGCGCTCAAAGGATTTCGTTGAAGTGGTTGTTGATTTCAATGCCCAAGGCAACCTAACCGATGCTGGAACTGTTGGCTACTCACCAATCAAGTGGGTTGTTAAGAACGCGATAACCACCTCGGTCGCTTAACCTAGAACGCAGTAGCGGTGGCAGGTTGATTTGGTTCGCCTTCCGAAATCCCGCACCGCTACTGCCTAGTTTTGCTAGGATGCTCACAAGGCTACCAAGGAGGCACAATGTCAAAAAAGATTACCCTGCCATCAGGGGCAACAGTTACTATCAAAGATGCAATAGATCTTAAAGTCAAAGACCGCAACCGCATCATGCTCGCCGGAGATAACAAGGGTGAAGCAGAAAAGGGCATCGCTATCGGCAACGCTTTGCTTGCTGCAATTATTGAGGACTGGTCATTCGACCTTCTCGTTCCATCGGTCAAATCTGATTCTATTGACGAGCTGCCTATTAAAGATTATGTTGCTCTCATGGATGAGACCGCAAATGTCACCAAGGACTTGTTCCCTGAGTTGGCGGATACAGATAAAAACCGTTTGAACCCTGATAGCCCTTTAGACAGCTCCAACGCCTAAAGGATCGGCTGAAAGGATTCCAGCGGGTTGATGACCTGCTCTATCCAGACACCGAGTGGTTCTACTTTAAGTTTGCCGACAGATTTAGCTGGACACCCGAGCAGGTAGATAACCTGCCTGCCGGAAGAGCTGATTGGTTGTTAGCTATTGCTGATACCATCGAAGAAGTCAAAATCGAGCAGATGGAGAAGCGATGAGCGACAACCGCAACGAAGTATTTGCGGCGCTTAATGCTTGGCAAAACCGTATGGACAAAGCGGCTCAATTAGCAACCCGCGCGATCACCACAGAGCTATGGACGCAGGCGCGCAAGAATGCTCACGAGACGACTAACCCGCCGCGAACAGTGAACGGCCGACTTCGCTATAACCCGCACATCGGGCCTCGCGCCGGAGAAGGCCCTAACTATGCAACGGGCAACTTGTATCGAAACATCATTGCTGCCCCACCGCTTCGGCGTGGTTTTGCAACTTATGTGGCGAGCGTTGATTCAGGCGCTGACTATGCGCGAGCAGTAGAACTCGGCTCATCAAAGTGGACAAGTGGGGTAAAATACCCATATATGTATCCAGCTCGTGATGAACTTATCAACTCTGGTAAGGCCTCACAAATCGTTTATGGATACCTCACAGCAGCGATGGGAGCTTAAATGGCAGGTGAAGTCCCACCGTTAAATGTAGAGATTCTTGTTCAGCTTGCTAATCTGACTACAGCTGTTACCCAAGCCACCGAGGGCATGGCAAAAATTGGCGATGCTGCCAAGGCGCAGGAAAGCAAGTTTTCTTCATTAAAGACAGTCATGGCTGGAGTCTTTGGTGGCAACCTTTTGACTCAGGGAATGCAGGTTGTTGAGGATGGGCTGCGGGATGCTATCAAAGCAATCCAAGACACACAGGTAGCAACCGAGCGCTTATCTACTGCGCTTAATAATTCCAAACAAAACACAGCCGCTAACCGCGAAGAAATCGAGAAAACATCGGACAAAATGTCCACACTTGGTTTCTCTACCGCGCAAACAGAGTCGGCCTATGGCACTTTAATCACAGCAACAGGATCCGCAACAGAGTCCACAAAGCTGATGAGCATGGCTGCCGACCTTGCGCGATACAAGCACGAGGATTTGGCAACCGCTGCAGCTACCTTGGCCCGAGGAACAACGGGCTCAGCTAAAGCGTTCCGCGAGCTGGGCATCACGCTTGATACATCTCTGCCTAAAAATCAGGCAATCGCCAAGGCGTTCGATGAGTTAAATGGAAAAATCGGCGGGCAGGCTGTTGGATATACGCACACATTCGCCGGCGAGATGGAAGTCCTAAAGGCTAAGTTTGATGACATAGCAGTCAAGGTCGGCGCTGTTGTTATGCCAATTCTGACAAAATTCTTGGAGATTATTACCAAGTTTATTATTCCGGCCATCACGGACATCATCAAATACATGACCTACTGGGAGCGCCAGCTCATCAGCTTGTGGAATACACACGAGGGATTCCGCAAAGTAGTCGTTGATGTTCTTAAAGTTGTTGTTGAAGGGTTTGGCTATCTCCTCGGAGCGATTGCAAAAGTTATTGACACCGTGGCAAAGATTCCCGTCCTCGGCGCTCCTTTTAAGGCAATGGGCAAAAGCGTTGATGAAGCAGCTGTATCTGTCGGCAAGTTTGGCCAAGGGTTAGATGACCTTGCCAACAAAAAGATTTCTATCGGCGGCAAGTCTTTAGCGGATCAGCTCTCAACGGCTGGAGTTTCGAGCGCTGGCGGAGATACAGGAGTTGCCGGTCAAGTAGCTGGCGGAGATGTTAGCAAAGCCGCAGTAGCCGCAGCCAAGAAATCTGCCGCTGCCGTTATTGCTGAAATAAAGAAACAAACCACAGAGTTGATGAACGAGCAAAAGCAAGTCAAGTCTATCTACGACCAAATGAATGTGGACTTGCGCGATTATCAGACACAATACGAAAAGTTGGTTCAGACTCACAACGATGCAATAGCCAAGGCGAACCTGACATTCAATCAGGCACAGGCGGCAGCACAACAGACTTTAGATCAGGCAAACCTCGCAGCGGCTGCGGCAAACAATGACGCCATCGCCAAACTGCAACAAGATGCCGCAGACAAGCAACTGGCCATTGTTCAGCAATCAGAGGCCCTGCTCACCAATGAATTTGCAAATGTCACGAAGATAGACCTTGGCAAGTCATTTTTCAGCTCGGGAACAACTAGCGGGCTCATTGACTCATTTCAGAGCCAGCTAAACGCCATGAAAACCCTTGCCACTGATGCTTCCAAGCTCGCCGGCCTAGGATATTCGCAGAACTTCATCCAGCAAGTTGTCGCACAAGGCCCGCTCATGGGTGACCAAATGGCCCAGACTCTTATCAACGCTCAGCCCGGAACAACAGAGCAGATTCAGAACCTATTTGCACAGGTGCAGGATGCTTCGACAACAGGCTTGAACGGTCTCGCGGATCAGATGAATCAGGGCGGCAATCTGGCAACTCAGGCTCTTATTGACCAATACAACAAAGTCACTACAGACCTTAACGCTTCGATGGCAACCCAAGCCGATGCTTTCAACGATGTTCTTGCTAAAAACAAGCTGGCTTACAACGACTCCGTGGCCAAGGCTCAGCAAACCCTGCAGGATTCGCTCGCGGCATCGCAACAGGCTTTTGACCAAGCAGCCACGGCGCTTCATGACTCCACCATTACGAAGCTAAACGATTTGCAGACCAAGCTTGAAGCGGTTGCAGCTTCCATGGCCGCGGTCAATGGCACGGGCGTTTCGATGAGCAGCATGGCGCTCGCCGGCTCTGTTGCAACGCCTTATCTTTCAGGATCGGCGGCCTTGCCAACGACCGCATCAAGCGGCCCTGCGGTTGCTTACACGCAGAACAACTACATCTCGACCCCTGTTTCAGCGAGCGACATCGCATCGGCTACCTATGGCGCTCTCACCTATGGAGTGGCTCAGGGAATCGCCTCAAAACTTAACGCAGGGAAGGCTGGATAATGGCTACCGTTACCTCGCTTAATTACTACTCCTTTGCCTTTAATGGCTTTGTCTTCGGCGGAGCTAACTCGCCTTATCAAATCCTCTCTGTTGATGGGCTTGAATCGCTGCCCAATATCCGCAATCAGGATGACAACAGAGGCTATGCAGACGGTATGTTCACGGGCAACGATTTTCTTTCAGGCCGCACGGTGACCATCACCATCAACACCTTCGCAAGCACTGGCTATTCAGCTCAGGCTAACTTCAACTTATTACAGGCCGCACTCTTGCCTCAGACCAGCGGCACGACCCCGCTTCAATTCCAGCTCTCTGCCGCCGGCGGGCTACAGCGCCTGAATGCTCGCGTTCGCACCAACAAGACCGTTGTTGATCCGAATTACACCTACGGCTACATCACCTCGCAATACACATTCTTTTGCGCCGACCCTCGTTATTACGATGACACGCTACAGACTGCAACCCTCGCCGTTGGTAACCCTCTGGGCCGTCAATATAACCGCACCTACAACCTCTCCTATGGCGGCGGCTCCTCGACCCTTACTACGACCGTTAATAACGCAGGATGGGCAACTACATACCCTGTTATAACTCTCAACGGCCCCATCACTAACCCGACCCTTGGTAATAACACGCAAGGCACTTACATTACGATTCAAGGAACTTACGCAAACACCGACACCATCGTCATTGACTTAGATCAGAAACTCATCACCCTCAACGGAAGCCCTGCCCGCAATTTGATTAACGGCGGCTCAAACTGGTTCTCTGCTCCTCCGGGTAATAACTCTTTCTTCCTAGCGGGAACAGGTACACTTATCGGCACTACGGCTGCGACCATTACTTGGCGCAACGCGTATATCTAAGGAGAAGCAATGGCATTACGCACACCCCCAAGTTGGCTGCAAAACGGAAGCCATCCTGCGGAAAACGACCGCCTAACTACCCAGACAATCTGGAAAACCTCTGGAATTATTAACTCAACCGATTTAGCGGTTACCCAAAACTCTCCTGCCGGTATGTCCGTTCTTGTCGCTTCTGGCTGGGCTGCAATCGTTGGAACAACGCAGTCCAACATGGGCACATACATGGCCTATAACGATGCCACGACAACTCTCACCGTTTCCACGGCTAACCCATCGAACCCACG